GGCAAGAAGGCTCAGGAAGTGAATGATGTTGTTGAGTGGGCAGAGGATGTTCTGGATCGCGCTGAAACCCTTGGCTACGAAGACATCGCAGCTACGGTTGATGGCCGCGAACTGACTAAGGCTCAGGTAAAGGAGACTCTTCGTAATGCCCGCAAGGCTCGCGATAAGTACCTCCCGGCGCAGAAGAAGGAGATTGAAGCTGTAATGCAGCGTAAAGGTCTCCGCTCTGCTTTTGAGCAACAGGCTGTCAAAGAGCTTGATTGGCTTGCCTCGCAAGAGGACAGCGACATCAAGCGCCAATTCTTTGCAATGCTTAACGATCCGCGCCTCAAGGATGCGGAAAAGGTGTTGCCGGAAGTGGCTCCTCAGTTGCCTTACATCTTGGCCCATGCGGCTAATTCGATGTTTGCACGCAAGGTGATTCCGATGGACGGCAAGCCGTCTCCGAAGCTGACGCCCCCCGGCGCACCGTCTAACGCGGTTGCTGCTGGTGATCGGACGCCAACGGCGGGAGAGCGCAACGTAAAGGAAGTGTCTAAGCGATTGGCGGACTCAGGAAGCGTAAGCGACTTCATTGCCCTTCGTGCTGCACAACTCTCTAAACGCAAATAACCTACTACTACAATGGCCTTTTCTAATACTTACGATACGACCAATCCGGGTTCCGCTGTTTCCAACCGCGAAGACCTTCTCGATGTCCTGACGATCCTCGCCCCCGAGGAGACTCCGGTTCTTTCCTCCGCTGCTAAGTCCAAGGCGTCCGCTACCTTCGTGGAGTGGACCGTTGACAGCCTCTCGGCTCCCGTCACGACGGGCGTTGCCGAAGGTTCCGATGTCACCGTCTTCACGGACAAGTTCGCCAACCGCGCTCGTCTGGGTAACTACATCCAGAAGTTCCGCCGCGATTACATGGTGTCCGACCTCCAGAACGCTGTTGATAGCGTTGGTCCGGCCAAGATCGCTCAGGCTGAGGCGAAGGCTGTCCGCGAGATCAAGCGCGACATCGAGGCGACCCTGTGCTCCAACAACGACCGCTCGGTTGAAGATGGTGCTGGCACGCCCTACGGCCTGCGCGGCCTCGGCGACTGGATTGACTCGGCTGGCCCGGCGGACGTTCCCGCTGCCTACCGCACCCCGGCTGGCTCCATCCACGCTTCGAGCACCTTCAACGAGACGGTGTTCAACAACCTCATCACCTCGATCTACCGCGTTACGGGTACGTCGAACGGTCTGACGCTGGTTGCTGACACGGCCCTGCGCCGCGTCATCAGCGACTTCGCCCGCACGTCGGGTAGCTCGGACTACTCGGTTCGCCGTGTGGCGTATGAGGGTGGCGAGGCTTCGATCAAGCTGTCCGTCGAACTCTATGAGTCCGACCATGGCATCGTGTCCATCGTCAACATGAACCCGGATTGCGCTCCGGACACCACGAACAAGGACACGGGCTACCTCGTGAATCCGGAGTTCTACGGTGTTGCGGAACTGATCCCGCTCGGCTCGACCCGTCTGCCGAACCTCGGTGGCGGCGAGCGCGGCTATGTTGATTGCGCTCTGACCCTGCTGGTCAAGCATCCGGGCGCGCATGGTAAGATCACCACGCTCAGCTAACCCTTAGCATAGGAGATCACTAACATGGCTAAACTCACGATTAACGAAGCCGCCGCTGGCTTCACCCACAAGGTGGCGTTTGATTACGTTGACCTTCAGCGTTCTGGCTTCCTCACCACCATCGGTGCGGCGAACCAGTTCAAGGCTGGCAAGCTCGGGGCTGGTGGTATCATTGATACTGCGGTTCTCTATCAGGTGGTTGACCCCGCTGGTGCGACCAACCTCACCATTGACTTCGGTGTGACCGCCGCTGACCCGGACGAGTTCATCGACAATGGCGATGTTGATGCGCTGACGAAGGTCATCTGGAACACGGGCGATGCCTTTGTTGGCACCGACTCGGGTGCGGCCACGACCTCCAATGTTGTTAACGGTTACGCCAATAACACGGCGTCGGCGGTTGACCTCATTGTTGAGTTCAATGGCACGGTTGGTGACCTCACGGCTGGTAGCTGGGTGCTGGCGTGGCGTCAGATGGAAGTGCCGACCTCGTAAACACTTCTTGTGTTAGAATAAGCCACCCTCTTAACTGGGGGTGGCTTTTTTATGCACATCAAAGTGGCCCAGACCGAGTTTTCTAGAGAGGAAATTGACGCCGAACTCCGTAAGGAAATTGTTCGTAGTCTTGAGCTTGAGAAGGCGACAGAGATTGAACGTGTTAATGTAGCTAAGGCGCAAGCAAGCATGATGCGCGACCACAAGTCCATCCCCGGATTGGGCAAGTGTGTCGGTGTTATGCCTGCCCGCGAGTATTTCCGCTTGGTGAAGAAATATGGGCATGAGACGGTGCATAGCCGTGAGTTCATGTCCTACTTCAACAAGAAGATGGTTCGCGCCAACCGAATCCACCAAGATTCTGGCAATGGCTAATCGTCGTCTGCGTCAGGCGTATGATGCGTGCGACGTATGGCCGCGCTACCAGAGGCTTGATGCCCGCCCTGCGCCGGATGGCTACGTCCCGTACAGCTACGATGCTAGTGCTGGCATTCGCAACTCGTCTTCAGTTACGCGAGACGGAACCACGGTTACGTTTGTAACCAGCGGTGTTGACTTTAATGTTGTTGTTGGTCAGAAGGTTATGGTTAGCGGCCTATCTGGCACCGTCGATCCGAATGGCACTTTTGTTGTCACTTCGGTTGATGGGCAAACCGTAACGTATGAGCTTACCTCTGGAACTGGAACCGAAACGTACACAGGCACGGGCCTTTTTACCCCGGTCACCATTCCTAACGTTGAGGTGTTTGTCCGACTCCACGACCACAACCCGACCAGCGGCATCGGTGGTTACGAATACGACTTCTTTGTCGATACGAACGGTGCAAATCCCATCGGCAATGATCCGGGCATTACGGGCTTCTGGGTGACGTATAAGGCCATTTGGGATGGCCCGTATAACACGTCATCTGCTAATATTCCTCAAGAGTGGTTCTATTACGCCGCGCACGCTACTTATGCCGACTTTCTCCGCATGGACGGTCAGGTGGATAAGGCCATGGCTGAGGAGCAGGTTGCCCAGATGTATCTCGACACCGAGATGGCTAAGGCCAACCAGCAGCGCAATATGAACGCCTTGTTCCGCCGTATCTCTACTTATACCTCCCGTCAGTTTCGCTAATCATGAATAACTCACTTGTCGTTAATCTCTATCCGCAGCCCACGGGCGAAGCTGATGAGCGTTTGGCCGTTAGCACCGCTGCTGTCAGTCTTACGGCTGGCTGGACCTCCTCGAAAACGAAGTACGTCCTGATCGATGTGCAGACGGCTGACGTGATGGTTACTTTTGACGGCTCCACCCCTACGGCATCCAACGGTCATCTGTTTAAGGCCGGGGTGCAGCCGTTCCTTTGGAACAAGGAAACTGCCCGCGTAGCCAAGTTTATCCGCGCAGGCGGGACGGACGCTGCGGTACACGCCACCCCTTTCTCTGTCTAAGCCATGCCTAACGCACGCATCGTCAATACCCCGTCGCAGGCTATCCCCCAGAATGGCACGACCCACAAGCAGCGCACGGTGAGTTCTTCGGCGGTGGCGTTCCTTGATTGGACGCTGGCTGCGGACACGGAGCACGTTCTGGTGCAGGTGACTAATGCTGACATCCGCGTTACCTTCGACGGAACCACCGATCCTACGGCCACCAAGGGCTTCCGTTTGCCAACCAATAGCTCGGCCTACTGGACGCGCACAATGGCCCTTAAAGCCCGCGCAATCCGCGAAGGATCGACGGATGCGGTGATCGAGGCGCAGGAACTTAACTACCTCTAAAATGGACATCTTCAAGACGCTGTTGCTGGACACCCCGGTGTCTACGGCGATTAGCGGCACAGTTCCCATCAATCAGGGCGGAACTGGGCTGGCTACGACGCCGACCAATGGGCAGTTGCTAATTGGCAACGGCAGCGGCTATACGCTGTCCACCCTTACTGCTGGCTCTGGCGTCACGGTAACCAATGGCTCTGGCACGATTACGCTGTCTACGACGGGAGACCAGACGGCGGCAAGGATTGTTGCCACGGTAACTAACGACGAAGCCGTTGCTATTACCAAGGGGCAGGTGGTGTATGCCTTTAGCGCGACCGGCAATCGGATGTCGGTTAAGCTGGCAAATAACACCTCTGATGCCACTTCTGCGAAGACGATTGGCGTTGTTAGCGATGCTAGTATTTCGGCTGGCGGCACCGGAACCATCACGATGGTTGGTGTAATTGATGGCCTTAACCTTGGAGCCTACACGGATGGCGACACGGTGTACCTTGATTCAACCAATGGCGGGTTTACAGCCACCAAGCCTTACGCCCCCAACCACCTTGTTTACGTTGGCATTATTGAACGCGCCAACAACGGTAATGGTCAGCTTTATGTCCGCGTCCAGAACGGCTATGAGCTGGATGAGCTTCACGACGTTCAAATTACGGGAACCCCGGCTGCTGGTTCGCTGATTATCCGCGACAAAACTAATTCGCTTTGGAAGAACGCTACGCTGACGGCTGGCACTAACATCGCCGTTACCAATGCGGATGCTTCCATCACCGTTGGAATTACGGGAACGATTGCTTCCTCTAACGGCGGCACAGGCAACAGCTTCACTAAGTTTTCTGGCCCGGCCACCAGCGAGAAGACATTCACGCTGCCCAACTCTTCGGAGACCCTGCTCTATTCCGGTGGCCCGCTCGGCACTCCGTCTAGTGCTACGCTAAGCAATGCTTCTGGCCTGCCCGTTAGTACGGGTATTTCTGGTCTGGGAACCAATGTTGCTACGGCCCTTGCTGTAAATGTTGGCACGTCTGGAGCGTTTGTTGTTAACGGCGGCGCACTCGGCACTCCTAGCAGCGGCACGCTTAGTAGCTGTTCCGGCCTTCCAATTAGCACAGGCGTTTCTGGTCTTGGAACTGGTGTTGCTTCGGCTCTTGCGGTTAACACGGGAACTGCTGGTGCGGTTGTTCTGTTTGATGGCGCACTTGGAACTCCCACTAGCGGCACAGTTACTAACCTTACGGGTACTGCCAGCATTAACATCAACGGCACCGTAGGAGCCACTACCGCTAACACGGGTAAATTTACGACGCTAGACGCTACGGGTAATGTTGGCTTTGACGGCGGAACTTTTATTTTCAACGAAACCGGGGCAGACAAGGACTTTCGCATTGAGGGTGATAGCAAGACCCACTTGTTTTTCAGCGATGCCTCCGTAGATCGCATTGGCATCAACCAAGACACCCCCCTTGCCCGTCTAGACCTAGACGGCAACTACGCTTCCAACATTACGGCTGTAGCTGCGTTGGACATCGACTGCTCGACGGCTAACTACTTCACGAAGACCATCAATGGTGCGTCTACGTTTACGTTTAGCAATCCTCCGGCTACCCGAGCCTACGCCTTTGCCCTTGAGCTAACCCATACGTCGGGCGCAGTAACATGGCCCACTACGGTTAAATGGCCTGCTGATACTGCTCCCACCTTGACGGCAGGCAAAACGCATATCTTTATCTTTGTGACGGATGATGGCGGCACCCGTTGGCGCGGCGCATCCCTCGTGGACTACGTTAACTAACACTTATGGATCCTAACATCCTTAGACTTGCAATGGGTGCTGGTGGCGGTGCTGCTACTGGTTTGAATCTATACATGTGGGGCCAAAACACTTGGGGCGGTGTTGGAAACGGAACCGCAGTAAATCAAATTAGTCCCAAAAGAATTGGTTTGCTTTCAGATTGGTCTAAAGTTGCTGGTACTTCTAGTTCTTCTGCTGCTATTAAAACAAATGGAACCTTATGGGCTTGGGGAATTAATAGCAGCGGCCAACTTGGAGATGGCACTACTACAGCAAAATCATCCCCAATTCAGGTAGGAGCATTATCTACTTGGTCTCAGATTAAAGCAGGCAATGCCTTCTGCCTTGCCCGTAAAACAGATAACACTCTATGGGCTTGGGGTCAGAATAATTCTGGACAATTGGGGCTTGGCGATACAACCAGCTACAGTTCACCTGTTCAAGTTACATATTTTGGAACAACAACGGACGTAGCTTGCGGTAGTAATTTTTCACTAATAATTTCTGGCGGCGCCTTATGGGCAGTTGGGGATAATGGTTCCGGCCAATTGGGACTGGGGGATGATATAAATAGATCTACCCCAGCTCAAATCGACTCAGGGTTTTCAAAAATAGCCGCTGGCAGCGGCCATAGTCTTTCTATTAAGACAAATGGAACTTTATGGGCGTGGGGAGCCAATGTCAGCGGCCAACTTGGAAACGGAACTACAACCTCAACATCTTCTCCCATACAAGTTGGGACTCTTAATACTTGGTCTAAAGTTGCTTGTGGAGCGCTTTTTTCTGCTGCAATCAAAACAGATGGAACTCTTTGGACTTGGGGAAGTAATGTTGCTGGTCAACTTGGTGATGGTACTACTACTAATAGGTCATCTCCGGTTCAAGTTGGTGCTCTAACAAATTGGTCTGAAGCTTATTGCCATCCATCTAGCAATACAGTAATAGCTATTAAGACAGATGGTACTCTATGGGCTTGGGGGGAGGGGAGTAGTGGGCAAATTGGCGACGGAATTATTCTTAGTAGATCATCTCCCGTTCAAATCGGCTCTCTTTCTAATTGGTCTCAAGCGGCTGCTGGTGGAGATTTCAATCTTGTAATAAATACTAGCTCTGAAATTTATTCTTGGGGAGGCGGTAGCAGCGGCCAAACTGGCCTTAATCAAGATAATTATTCATCTCCAGTACAGGTTGGCAGCAATGAGTGGACCTTGGTTTCTGGCAGCACTCAATATTCTGCTGGAATAAAAGCCGACGGCAGTCTTTGGGTTTGGGGGCTTGGGAATTCTGGTCAACTTGGTAATAGTCGTACTATTGATGCCGTCTCTTCGCCGATTCAAGTTGGCTCTTCTTATGATTGGTCAAAGGTTGAATGTGGCGGCACTAACGTAGTCGCAATCAAATCAAATGGGACTCTTTGGACTTGGGGAACTGGAACTAGCGGAGAGCTTGGCGACGGAACCACAACCTCTAAATCATCTCCCATTCAGGTTGGTGCATTATCCGATTGGTCGCAGGCTTCATTTGGAAACGGTTATGCTGTTGCTATTAAGACAAATGGTACGCTATGGGCTTGGGGGGCTGGGGCTTTTGGTAGGCTTGGCGACGGAACTACTGTTAGTAAATCATCTCCCGTTCAAATTGGAGCATTGTCGGATTGGTCGCAAATAAGTGCAGGTAGCGCATTTTGTTTGGCAATTAAAACTAACGGCACCATTTGGGCTTGGGGAAATGGAACTAGCGGAGAGCTTGGCGATGGAACTGCGGTAAGCAAATCTTCGCCTGTTCAAATTGGTGCCCTTTCAGATTGGGCGCAAATTTCCGCCGGATCCGCTCATAGTTGTGCCGTAAAAACAAACGGAACTCTTTGGACTTGGGGTGCGGGGGGATCAGGACGCCTTGGTCACAATAATGCTGTTAGTTTAAGTTCGCCAACGCAAGTTGGTGCTTTGTCCAATTGGGCGCAAGTTTTGGGAATGGGATCGCATACCATTGCTGTAAAAACCGATGGAACCCTTTGGGCTTGGGGAGCTAACTCTGTTGCGCAACTTGGCGATGGCACTACAACAGCGAGGTCTTCTCCTGTTCAAATTGGAGCCTTGACAAACTGGGATTCAACTTTAGTTGATGGCTCACAATCAGGCACATCTGGTGCCTTAAAACTATGACCGTTCACCCGTTAGACATGGCCCTTACGGCCTGCATTAACGGTCACCCAGAAATCTCCGAAGACATCCTCCGCTCTCAACCAGAGCAGGGCGATGCGCGGATTGTTTTCAACCTTGGGTGGCACGAAATGCGGCATGGCAATCTCAAGAAGGGATTGCAGATGATGGATGCCGGACGTTTTATCAACGTCTTTGGCCTTCCGCGTATTCCCGGCGAAATCTGGAAAGATCAGGATCTGACCAACAAAACCCTATTGTTCCGCTGCGAGAACGGGTTTGGCGATCAGATTATGAACTTCCGCTTTGCGAAGGACTTCGTGAAGAAGGGAGCGCGGGTAGTGGTGTCGTGTGCTCCAGAGCTTATGTCTTTGTTTGCGCGGCATGGCTTTGTCTGCATCGACAACGGAGCAACGCCCTACATCCACTACGACTATTGGGTTCCGTCCATGTCGGCGGCACACATCCTCGGCTACGACACAGACAACTTCCCCAGCCAGTTCTACTTGGATGCTGAGCCTAAGCAGCTTTACAGCAAGCCCGACACGTTCAAGGTAGGCATCCGCTGGGCGGGCAACCCCAAGTTTGAGCATGAGCAGCACCGCAAGTTTGACCCACAGCCGCTCATTGACCTGCACAAGCTAGATGGGATTACGCTTTATTCGTTGCAGCGCGACGACAACCTGATTGACGGTTTGCCGTTTGCCGACTTGCGGGACCAGATGAAAACCTTCGAGGACACGGCAAGCATCATCAAGGGGCTTAACTTGGTGATTACGTCCTGCACGTCTATTGCCCATCTTTCAGCCGCGTTGGGGGTCAAGACGTGGGTTATTGTTCCAATCATGCCCTATTACGCATGGGCCGAGCCTAAAGACACCTCTGTGTGGTATGATTCCGTAAGGCTTTTCCGTCAGCAGAAATACGGCGATTGGTCGCATCCGCTGGAAGAAGTTAAGTCCGCACTTATCCAATTCTTAAAATGAACTACTGTTATGTTGAGAACAACACCATCGTAGAAGGCCCGCGTGGCCTTCCGCGTTCTTGGCGCAACATTTCCGGCTTGGACATGATGGATGCTGATGGCCTTCGCGCTATTGGTTGGTTTCCCGTCCGCCTAGACGAAGGCATCGTAGATGAGAAGTTTGTTGGGTCCATGTTCATCATCCATACGAATGAGGTGGTGGAGATGAAGCTGTGGTCTAAGTATACGGCTGACGAGAAGGCAGAGATGGATCGTCAGGCTGCTTCCGCTATCCGCGCCGAACGCAACACCAAGCTAACCGAGTGCGACTGGACCCAGCTTAACGACACCCCGTTGGACAATCCCTCCAAGGTGGCGTGGACCACCTACCGTCAGGCTCTCCGCGACATTCCTAGTCAATCTGGCTTCCCGCATAATGTAGTCTGGCCCGTAAAGCCCTGATATACTTAGGCCATGGCCCAGATTCAAAAAGGCACAACCTATGGGACGACCTCGCCGTCGAATCTCGTAACCTCAACGAACCTCAACAACCACGTTGATGATGCCGTTTTGCTTCCCGGTGCCATTACGGATCAGACGGCCAAGACGGCCCTAGCCTCGGCTGACACCATCCTTGTCCACAGCTCGGCTGATGTAGCCCTGCGTAAGACTACGGCTGCTCAGTTGTTTGCCAGCCCGCTTGCTATTGGCTCCACTACGGCCAATTCCGGCAAGTTTACGAGCCTTGAGGCCACGGGACAGTATAAGAGTGCGGTGACGGCTGTTTCGGCCCTAGATGTCGATTGTTCGCTGGGCAACTACTTCACCAAGACGATTAACGCGAACAGCACGTTTACGTTCAGCAACGTCCCCAGCGGTGCTTATGCTTTTGCCCTAGAGGTGGAGAATACCTCTGGCACTATCACTTGGCCTACCGAAGTGAAGTGGCCGAATGACACCGCCCCCAGCCTGTCCACGGGCAAGACCCACCTATTTGTGTTTGTAACCGACGACAGCGGCAGTCGCTGGCGCGGAATCGCATCCGTCAACTACGTCACCTAGCCATGAGCCTGTGGTCGGAGCTTCTGTTTAACGCAGGCACCGGGGGTCTCTTTGGGCTATTCGGTAGTGTTGCTACGTCTGTCATCCGCATCTGGGAGAAAAAGCAGGATAACAAGTTTGCGCTAGAGATGCTCGACAAGCAAGCCGCTAGTGCTGAGGCACTTGCAGCATGGAACGCATTTGCGGCGTCGCAGTCCGCATCTGCCGCTGACATGACAGAGAAGGTGGCCCCGTGGGCGGCAAACATCCGCGCCGTCACCCGCCCCTTCCTCACCATCGGCCTAGTGCTTGGCTCCTTCATCAGCTTCTTCCTGATCGAGGACCAATACCTGAAGGTCGAAGCCATCCAGAGCTTTATGATGCTGGCTGGTACGTCAGTTGCGTGGTGGTTCGGTAGCCGTATGACTAGCCTCATCCGCAAATGATCTTCGACAACGACATCACTAAGGTTATGGCCGTAACCGTGGGAGGCTCCTTGGGAACAATCACCCTTACTCAAGTGAATGAAATTGCGGCCTTCATCCTCGTTCTGGTGTCGATTGCGTACACTGTCGTAAAGCTGATTAAGCTCCTAAAGCGCGATGAATAAGAAGGCCATGAAGTGCAATGTCCCGCGCCGCGAGGTGCAGGGCGGCAAGAAGTTTGTCGTCAAAGCCTGCCAGAATGGACAGGAGCGCATTGTCCGCTTTGGGGATGCGAACATGACGATTAAGAAGAACCAGCCTGCCCGCAAGAAGAGCTACTGCGCCCGCTCTGGCGGCATCAAGGGCAAGAGCAACAAACTTTCCGCTAACTATTGGAGTCGGCGGGCTTGGGACTGTTAACCATGAAAGAAGAACGCAACAACCGCTCAATGAAGCAAGAGCGTAGTAAACTCTGCTGGGGTGTACACCCAGCCCACCATGCGTAAGCGGCTCTTTGAGTCGATTAAGGCTGGTGGCAAGGGAGGCCGTCCGGGCCAATGGTCCGCGAGGAAGGCACAAATGCTCGCTAAGAAGTACAAGGCTAAGGGCGGCGGCTACAAGACCTCCAAGTGAAACCCCAGCAACGCAGCCTAGCCGATTGGACCCGCCAGAAGTGGCGCACGTCCTCTGGCAAGCCCAGCCTCAAGACGGGAGAACGCTATCTCCCTGATGCCGCTTGGAAGAGCCTGAGTCCCGCCGAGAAGGCCGCGACCAACAGGGCTAAGCGCAAGGGAATGAAGGCTGGGAAACAGTTTGTTAGACAGCCCAAGAATATTGCTAAGAAAACCGCTAGATACCGCTAACCATGCCACTCACCAAGAAGGGTAAGAAGATCAAGAAAGCCATGATGGAGGAGTACGGGAAGAAGCGCGGCGAACAAGTGTTCTACGCTTCCCGCAACAAAGGCACCATCAAGGGCGTTGACTTCAAGCGTCGCAAGATGTCGTAACTGACATCTGGGTAGCGGATAGATAGGGTAAACTATCATCCATGCCACGTTATAGCAGCTACTCAGGTAGGGACACTCCGGTTGCTGAAGAGGCCGATGTTGGCTTCTCACGCTTCAACAACCGCTTGCGCCCGGATCAACTTCAGCCGGGTGAGCTTGCTATGTCCATCAATGGACGGATGAACGTAGACGGGACGTGGCAGGTACGCCCCGGCGTTGATACGTTTGGCCCCAAGATTGGGTCTATTGATGAGTCGCTAAGCCTGCCGTTCAATGTATGGCCGCAGGTCGTGATTAGCTCGGCCACCCGATCTGGCACGACTGTCACCATCACTACGTCTACCAACCACGGCTTCTCGTCGTCCTACGTTGTGGCGATTGTGGATGTGGGAACGGGAACAGTGAACCCCAACGGCAACAAGACCATCACCGTTACGGGACTCAATACATTCACCTACACGATTGCTGGAGCTACAGGCAGCGAGACCTACTCGGTTACTGGCTCCTCTAAGGCTGGTGGCGCGATTGTTGGTACGGCCAACATCAATGGAGCCTTCGGTTCCTGCTTGTTCTCCAACCCTGCGTCCAGCAACGCGGAGTACATCATCCTCGCCCTGTATGGCAATGCGGTTGCAATCAATATGCAAACGCAGGCATCCACCACGATTAACTACCCCACGGGCATCAACATTGCCTCGGAGGTGAGTATGTTGCAGGCGTTCAACAAGGTGTTCATCTTCCGCGACGGGCAAACCGCGCTGGAGTGGAACGGTAGTTTCAGCGG